TATCTTTTACCAAACTCTTTGTGATCTTAGAATATTTCTTATCCGCAAACGTAGAGAGTTTGCCATCCTTTGCAGCAATTAGAATCTTTGCATCTTCGGCTGATAATGTTTCAAGGATTCCGATGAACCAACGTTCCTTTCGAATCTTTGAATATTTGGCTCTCTTGGTACAATTCCCGATATTCTTAAAGACACGATTCATACTTACGATAGGGAAACGAGTCTCTTCATTTTCTTTGTAAGGAGGAGCGCCTTCCGGAAAGTCTAACTCTACATTTTCGTTATAAGCCAACTGTAGAATTGTTTTAACTTGTTTATATCCATTTTTCTTTAGATAGTCAATTCGTTGATCACGATCTTCGATCTTTTGAACATTCGCTAAGACTTCATGTGGCAATAGTGTAATTTTATCTTTCATACTATTTTATTTATTTACAAAAAATTCCTGTGCTGATTCAACCAAAAGAGCACAACGGTTGGTAATTAGATAATTGAGAATCTTATTATTCTTTTTTGAACCCTGCTCCTGCAATTGGTTTCTAATGTTTTCTTGAATATCGTTTGGAGTTTTATCAAGATTTATCATCCAATCATTCCTTTGAAAGTTTCGCCATACATCAGAATCCATCGAATCTTTCAAATTATTACGATTATCCCACCATTCATCAATCTTCTTTATTCGAAGGGGTGTTTGTCTGAGTTCTTCGGTGAATGTATTATCCGAGCTTAAAACGTTTGGAACTCCGTCACTCGAATCTCCTTTACAGATATGTTCAAAGAGATGCCGATGGGGGTAATAAGTCTTCAAAAATTTCTTTTGAACTGGACTATATTGTTTAACATTTGCAAATTTTTGCAATTGAAGAAAGTCTTTATCAGCCGAAACAATCAGTGTTTCTTCATTACGACCAAATTCCTGAGAGTCTGAAACAAGTGTGCCAATGATGTCGTCGGCTTCGGCGCGATCAACGGTGATTACCGGATATGGAAAATTTTCTTTAATCTCATCACGCACGATGTTCGCCATCGTAAAAAACTTATTCCAATCAACACTGGATGCTTCACGCTTCTTTTTTCTTGATGCTTTATACTCCGGAAAAACTTCTTTTCGCCAACTGCTACTGTCACACGCAATAACCATTTCACCATATACTTGACGGTTTTTCGCATTGTGCATACGAAGAGAGTTGAGAATCATATGACGAATAATGCCTTGATCCAGATCATTTGTTTGTTTTTGAGAAAATGCAGCTGCAACTGCAATCCCACTATAATCTACTATAATCATAATTTTATACTTTCGGATATATTTGAGATCTAGACCTTAGCGTCACCAGAGACCTCAGCGTTACCAGAGACCCAAGCGTTACCAGAGACCAAAGCGTTACCAGAGACCTTATCGTTACTAAAGACCAAAGCGCTACCAGAGACCAAAGCGTTACGATAGACCCCAGCTTCATCATAGACCCAAGCGTTACCAGAGACCTCAGCGTTACCAGAGACCTCAGCGTTACCAGAGACCCAAGCGTTACCAGAGACCTTAGCGTTACCATAGACCTCAGCGTTACCAGAGACCCTAGCGTTACCAGAGACCAAAGCGTTACCATAGACCTTAGCGTTACCAGTGACCAAAGCGTTACCAGAGACCTTAGCGTTACCATAGACCAAAGCGTTACCAAAGACCTTAGCGTCACCAAAGACCCAAGCGTTATCAACGTGACTGAGATTATCTTCTGATTCTACGTATCCGCCGGCATCACCCGCTTTTACGTTGCCGAAGTCCTTAATGGCTTTTACCCGATAAAGCAGCCGATTTAAATGTTTAATTGGTTCACCAGTGAGGATATATTTTTTATTTTCCATGATTAATCTTTATATTATACGACCGATACGCAGCGATTGATCCATGCGTTGGCGGTTATCCGTGCGTTGCCGGAGACGCTAGCGTCGTCAGTGACTCTAGCGGTGCCAGAGACCGAAGCGCGGCCGCTGACCTTAGCGTTGCCAGTGATCACAGCGTAATCAGAGACTTCGGCGTCGCCAGAGACCACAGCATGACCTCCGATCTTAGCGATGCCATAGACCAAAGCGTTGCCAGAGACCTTAGCGTTAGCAGTGACCAAAGCGTGGCCAGAGACCCAAGAGTTGCCCGTGATCACAGCGTTTGCAGAGATCTTAGCGTTACCGGCGACCCGTGCGTTGCCAGAGACTACAGCGTTGCCATAGACCCAAGCGTCTTCAGAGACCACAGCGTTTTCAGTGATCCATGCGTTGCCATCATGACTCAGATTTAGTTCGGAATAAACTAATCCGCCGAGATCACCTTCTGCAACGGCACCGAAGGATTTCAGTGCTTTGATACGATAATGGGGGACATCGAGATGGCCCCGATTGACACTTCCAACCGGTACTTGGATGATGGTGTATTTTTTATTTGTCATAACTAACCTTTCTATTAATAATCTAACAGAATTTCAGCAGATGTCAAATTTTATTTTCAACGTAAGCTGTTGACTACCAACAGGCGCTAAAAAAGATGAAAATAATATCACTTTTCTTTTAGTACGTGTTTTCGGTGAATCTTTCCACCCACAAAGCCATTGTAATATCTATCGGGCCTTAACAAAACATGGTTCGTCATTTGATACCACATCTCCCAGTACGACATTTCTCCTTTGGAGTCGCATAATCTTAAGATTCTTCTTTCAAATCTCTCTTGGCCAGATTCTTCTACCAATAGTTTGACTCTATCACTTGATCCAAAATAATCCATCCAATCGGATTCTTTTACAACTTTACGTTTTCTCTTTTGACCTTTCAGCGGCGGGAGTCTTCTTGTGGTAAAGAAGTTCTTCTTTCCGATGTAACGCATATCGTTGGTTTTATCTCGGATCTCATAAACAAATCCAATAGATTCTTCTCTATTTTCTATCTCAAATTCTTTATCACCATAAAGCCACATGAATCTATTTATTCAACAGATTCGACCCTTCTTGCCGGCAACAGTATGTCCGCTTGGGTTCTCTCCGATCCAACGTTCATCGATTGGTTCACTTGCTCTTTGATATCGACTATCGCTTGACAATCGGTATTCGTTTTCGCTGAGATTATCCATCGCGGCATGAACAACGAACATACCAAAGGTGAGGAAATCACCGGCTTTAAACTCGGTGGTTAACCAACGTCTTTCAAACTTTTCAGAAATCTGTTTTGGATTTTTGGATAGCGTTCCGGTAAAGGTCCATTTGCCCTCATCAGCATCACTTTTTTGTTTTGGATTATTTTCGCAATAAGAATCCACATCCCGATAGACATAATTTTTAAGAAGGTCCATTCTTTCATGAGACTTTTCTAAAATCGCAAGACCTCCAAGCTTGTAAGAAATATCACCATATGGCACCCAACAGGTGAGTTGATCATGAGTTCCTCTACCCATGTATGGAAGATCGCTGTGAGGATTTGTACCCCTGCCCGGAGGCATTGCCCTCAACCAAGTATAATCATAATGTTTTATTGGTTCACCATAAAGACCCTCATAAAAATCAATAAGACGGCCCGAATATAACAACTTCTGGAGTTTCTCGGACTTATTTGCAATGTCCGGAATAAACTGTACAGTTTCACCTTTCCGACATTTCAACTCTTTTGTATGATCTAACAACCCTCGTTTGCCCATTTCTTGAGCAATTTCATTTCTGACTGAAAGAACTTCTTCTCTGTCCAAATAGTCTCTGATGAAAAGATAACCATCCACCTTGAGTCGATTTCTCAATTCATTAAAATCATTAACTACATCGGAGGAATCTCGCAGAACTCCGACGTTGTTCAGTTCTTTACCATATGAATAGAATTTTTTAGGGAGAGTCATTTTCTAGATTGATGTACATTGGATCATCAACATCTTGAGAACCGCAAAATGGACAAAATTCTACGGATTCGAAGTAATTAATCAAATCTTCATCAGACTCAGTGTTTGTCCAAGCTACCTCAAATTTTGTATAACAATCGTGACAAAAGAGTTTTTCGTGTCCAGCCATATTAACCCTCGCAAACTGAACAATTGTTGATATTTCGAGCGAGTTCCTGAGCAGGATTGGCGCTTCGTTGGTAATACAATGATTTTATTCCATTTTTCCAAGCAAACATCATGAGATCATTAACATCTTTTGGTTTGGTGTTCGGTGGGATCATAATATTAAGCGATTGACCTTGATCAATAAATTTTTGTCGATCTGCGGCCTGAGTAACAATTTCATTTTGAGTAATCTCTCCGAATGTTTTGAAAACGTCTTTTTCATCTTGTGAGAGTTCGGAAAGGTGTTGTACTGAACCACCGTGTTGAAGAACACTTCGCCAAGCATCTTCTCCAAGACCCTTTTCATCGAAGATTTTTTGAAGATATGGATTTCGATATGTGAATTTGCCCTTGGCTAAATCTTTCACAAAGTAATTAGAGTTCAAAGGTTCAATGGAAGGAGAAACCTGGCCAAGAATGAAAGAACTTGATGTTGTGGGAGCAATCGCCATGGTTGTCGTATTACGCAATCCATAACCGGAGAGCATTTCCGGTTCTCCAAGAAGTTCGGCGAGTTTCTGTGATGCTTCCTTTGTTCTTTCGGAGATAGTTCGAAAGATAATTTTATTCTTTGATCGAGCCGTAATTGACTCAAAGGGAATATTATTCGACTGAAGATATGAGTGCCAACCAAGAACACCGATGCCCAGAGCACGATGGCGAATTGCGAAGTTTCGAGGATGTTCCATGAACTCAACTCCATCTGTCTTATCGATGAACTCGGTCATTACCGCATCAAGAAAATAAGTCATTGTTTGAATCGCATCGGTTTTGACTAGTTCATCCCAACGTTCAAGATTCAACGAAGAAAGATTACAAACAAAAGATTCGGTTGGTGTTGTTGGCAACATAATCTCTGAACAGAGATTGGAGTTGTGAATTTTAACATTTTTGTCTCGATAAACATCGGGAGCTCCCTTGTTTGCATTATCCGTATAGAAAATATAAGGATAACCCGACTCAAATCTTTTCTTGATTACCTTACCCCAAATTTTTCTCTTTTCAACATCTCCTCCAACCATGCTCTCCATCCACTCGTCGGATACACAAACACCAATTGAAAGATTTTGTATGGAGTCTCCGTCTGAACGAATGTGAAGAAACTCTTCAATGTCTGGATGATCAATGGGGAGATATGCTGCAAAGGATCCTCGGCGAACATTTCCCTGTGATACATAATTCACCAAAGATTCAAAAACAGTAAGTTGATGATGAACACCCGTTGCGCTGCCGCCCGAAGAAATTGGAGTTCCTCGAGCTCGAATCTCTCCAAAGTAACCGGAGGTGCCGCCGCCCATCTTGGACATGATGCCCACTTCTCCAACTTTGTAGAGAATACCTTCCATATTGTCAGGTACATAGGAAGAAAAACAGGAGATTGGAAGACCCCTTTCACGCCCAAAGTTTGCCCAGATAGGAGATGACAGAGAATAAAACCCTCTTGCCATGTAATTCTCAAACTTAGTAGCAAAATTCTTAACACCGAGAATCTCCTCGGCCTTATTTGCAATATCAAGTATTCGTTGTTTGGCCGACTCTCCTTCTACAAGGTATCCTCTTTCAAGGAAAAGTTTCGATTCATCATTTAGCCAGTAATATTCTTTCATGTTAAACTATTTTTCTCAATTGTGTTTGGATAATATTACTTAGAAGAGATCCGACTCATCAAATGACTGATTGTTCTTAGCATATTCTACGGGACGAGAATGGAAGAAGTCGGTCATGTTATTTCCAAGCAACTCCTCGTCAAACCATAAAGTTTTCTTCACCATTTCAGAATCAACTTCAAGAGGAGAACCAAATCCGATTCGCTCCAAAGATTCGTTAATCCGATTACGAATAAACTCTTTGAGAATGTTAGCATCCAAACCTTCTTGCTGATATCCATTGATCATCCAATCAACAATCTTCGCTTCGGCCTTGTAAGCTTCACCCGCTTCCTGAAGGATTCTTTCTTTCAATTCTTCATCAAACAACTCAGGCATCTCTTCACGAATGGTGTTGATGATTTTCGTCCCAACCAGACCATGAATGTTCTCTTCGTTTCGCGTGTATTTCACCTGTTGATCAACGTCCTTGAGAACATTTTTGAATCGAGCAAACCAATTGATGATATAGAACTGAGAAAAGAGCGATACATTCTCAACAAAGAGTGTAAAGAGAATGAGCGCGTAAAGATATTGTTTCTTCGAGTCCTTATAAAAACGATGAGTGTATTTTTTAAGATATTTAACTCTCCCCTGAATCCACTCAAGTTTCATATTCTCCTCAAAGATGTCTTCCATATCCAAAACCTCAATGAGGCGTTCGTAGGCATTATTATGAATAACTTCGGTATTCGCCATAACATATCCCATATCGGATAAAGCTGGATGAGGTAGATTGTCTCCGAGTTTCGCCCAGAAAGTTTTTACGGCGATTTCAATTTGACCGATAGCGGAGAGTGTTCGAACAATAATCTGTTGTTCTTGTTCAGTCAGTTCTGTTCTGAATTGATGGACATCTGAAGTAAAAGAAAATTCTTTATCGGTCCAGAATCCGGAGTGCATAGATTCAATGAACTCTTCGGTCCATGGATAGTGGTTTGGTTTGCGGGCGATTTGTTCTTCGAATATAGACATAGGTAGAGCGTTAATTTTTTAGATAGTTATACTACAGGAAAGAGAGTAAAAAGTAAAGTATATAGTGTTACTCGTTACTCGCTTTTCTTCGTATAGCTCTTAACGCTCCCGTCTCTTCATCCCGAAGAACAATTGTGGCATCACGATTTCTTGTCGCGTATTTGTATATCTCAAATTGCTTTTCATCTTGGAGGTTGAGATATTTTGACCAACGTTCAAATTTGTTTCTACCCACCGAAAAACGACGAAAGACTTCACTGGAAACGTCAAAGTCTTTAAATTTTTTTCGAGGAGCACCAAGCGGTCTGTCCGCTATCGCTACCGATCCAGTAGTAGTTTGATCATTGATCATCTAATAATATCCTCCTGTGTTACGTAAATTGTTTGTCTTGTTTTGTGATGGTGAGCTTTGAACACCGGCAAGTCAAATATTTGACCTACCGGTGTTGATTCCGAGATTGTGACCCAAGTTTCTTTTTTAGCTAGTATTTCTCCTGTCTTGGGTAATGCGATATCACGGCCTAAAGCATATTTTCCCTTTTCTATATTTCCTCCTTCATCAAGGTACCATTCATTGAGTCCTTCGAATTCACACTTGTGGGGGTTAAAACCCGAAACTTCATTTAGAATTTGGCCGATCTTTCGATCTGACATTCCGGTTTCTTCTTTGATAAGATATAGTGCTGCAGCGTAGGAGGCTAAAGTTGATTTACCAAGAGGTATTTTATTAAGTAGTCTTTTGAGATTAAAGACGAGTTTGTGAAAAGTATTATACGCCCCCTTCTCTTCAGAGGTTTCAGGTTTCTTAATAACCTTTCCATTTTCATCCACAAGACCCAATTCATAGGCTGTGGTCTTCTTCCACGGTGTGGTGAGAAGTCGTAAAAAACGAAGGGCGTAAAAGAAATCTCCGGCTCGAAGTAAGGACATTATAGTGTTTTCAGTTTGTTCGCAATATTTATATCAATACCGATATTTTTATATTGTGATGTAGGTAAATAGTTTAAAAATAATAGGAATGTTTTCACTGCTGGTAAAAGGTCATCATCGATACGATAGAACATCATACGATTAGCGGCCTTCACATTGAAAACATTATAAATTGAAATTATGTGGTTTAACACCAGTCGTTCTTGAATGATACCAGATTCTCGGTATCGTCTCAACAAACGAATAATGTATTTGAATCGCGCTAAGTCTTCACGAAAATCCTCTATCGAAAGACAAGATGGATTTTCATAATGTTTAGCGGCATAAAGTTCAAAATTTTTATTATTTAAATCATCAAACAACTTCATAGTTGAAGTTATTTATCTCATCTCTTAGATGGATTATTGTTTGTACATGTTCAACTCGTAACTTTTACCGGTGTTGTAAACCTGTACTTCGATGCCCTTCTTACCACCTACTGATTTTAGACTGTAAGAGTTTGTTTTATTAGTTGATGGTTTCTTTGGTCCCATTCCAACTCTAACAGAAATCTCATCAGGATCTATTTCTAAACCAAACTTCTTCTTTGCGAAGGCGTAAGCGTGTTGCATTGCACCACTAAAAGTTTTATGATAGATTTCATATCCGGTTGCAGACTTGGCTTCTTCAATCGTTTCGTAACCGAATTCTTCCTCTTGAAGGTTCTCTTCCTTCTTCTCGTCATCAGCTTCCCAACCAGCATCAATGGCGTCGTAGAACTCTTTTTCCTTATCTCCGGAAAGTTCAGCGGGAGACTTAACACCAAACTTCTTCAACATTCCTTGAAAAAACTTTTGGTATTCTTCTTTGTCACCCTTTACGTCCGAATCCGCGCCCTCTTCAAGTTTTTTTAGAAGTTTTTCCAACTCTTTTCTAAGGTCTCTGTCGCCGGGGCGATTCTTGTCCAAACGTTTCCTCAACCAAGATGCCAATTCCTTATCCGGATCCGTAGCTTCTTCAAGGTCTGTTGATTCGTTTGCGGCGAGTGTTACAATGATTTCCGCTTTCTTAGCTGGTGTTACATCACTATATTTTTTTGCAACATAGGAGAAATACTTCTTTATGAGTGATTCAGCCTCCTTTGGGTTTGAACCACCCTTAATCATCGCTTTTAAAACCTTTTGTTTACTCTCAACAACTTCCTCTCCGGAGCCCTTTACTTCCAAGTCTTTTAAATGAAGATCTTTGAAATCTTTTTCTCCCTTTGCTGTGGGTTCGTCAACCTCTTTTACGGTTTTTTTCTCAATAACGGATGAAACCGATTTGAGTAGATCTTTGGGGATGTCTCGAATATTCATTTTTTTTCTTCAGTTGGTTTTTTTAGGTTTTTAATTCTTTCAGCCTCGGCCTTTTTAATTTTTGGTAAAAGTTTCTTGGCGATTTTCTTGATCAATGCCTGTTTCGTTTCAACTTTTTTATCAAGTTGAATCTTTTCTGAGTAGGACAACTCATCGTAAGATTTTCCCTTTACAAACTTAGCGCGAACAACGTCTCTTGCTTGTTTCATAGCCCGAACTTTCAGTTTCTCGGGTGTTGCCTTCTTTTTCATCGCAATCTTTCGTTTCATCGCGATTTTGGGCGCCAACCTCTTCATGATTCTACCTCTTTGGATTCGTTGTTGAGGAGTGAGAGGTTTTTCTGTTAAATATTCTTTAAATGTAATCATCTTATTTGAAGTTAAACATTGCAAGTGATCCGGTGACTGTAGTTACAACTCCAGTTACCACTATCCAAAAGAACTTGGTCAGCGCTGAAAGTTTCTTTTCGTTTTCAAGTGTTTGTGTTTCGACAAGTCGAATACGATTATCAATATCTCGTAGTTTGATAATAACATCCTGTTGGTTAATTTGAATGTTGTGTATCTTTTCTTCAGCTCTAGCAATTGAGATGATAGCGTCGGAGAGCTTATCTATCTTTTCTTCAATTCTGTCAAGGCGTGTAGATTCTTCTTTATTCATTGTTCCCATGGTTTCCTTTGTGGATTCGTTTAATCTCGCTGGGTTTTGAATCTAGTGAGATCAATTCCGCAAGTTGCAATTTATTTTCCACATTTCCGATTACACACTCAATCATAGCGAGTTTTCTTTTAATATCGGCTGAGAAAAATTCCTTCAAACGACCCCCGGCAGCTTTAATCCACTTCTTTGCGATTGGACTCCGAGGAGGACTTTTAGCAAACTTAGACATTTTCTTATATGCATCATTTGTTGCTTTCTTCCAGTCCGCTCCATCAGAATTATCAACAACAACAAAGTTGTTCCGAAACAGATTTTGGAATTTGCCGATATTGTCTTGCACACCTTTCCACATCTTCTCAACTTTATCGGCGCCAACAGTTCTATTTCTTTTTGCGTCTCGATCAATTGCGGTTTGGAGATTTGTGTTTACAAAAATCATCGCAACCTCATAACCAAGTTCTTTTAAGGACTCGGATTGTTTTAGAATCTTATTGTAATCTTTTCCGGTTCCATCGATAACCAATCCAAGTCTTCCATTGAGATAAAGATCCATTTTCTTTGCGGTGAGTTTCTTTGCTCCTCCTCGAATTTCTTGACCCTTTGGACTGAAAATATCTTTTGGAGTTGCCTCTAATCCCGCCTTCTTGAGAGCAAATTCAAATACTTCGTCGGAATTTACAGTTCTAAATCCCAACGCGCCAAGACCTGTTTTACCAACAGTAAAAGACTTACCTGATCCAGGCCCTCCAGCCAAAAACACCGCCTTAAAAATAGCAGGATCATCTACACCTTCTTCTATTTCTTCATCAACCGAAACCTTTTTTCGGGTGATGGTTTTACTCTGTTCCTTTTTCTTATCAGTATGAACCCGAGTTTTTGATCCCATCATTCCCACCTTGTTTTTCCGAACATCAACAGCCTCTTCTTTTTTCGGAGTATTGGGATCATCATGAGTATAACCCAGTTTCGCCATTCTTTCATGGTCTTTAGGAGTCTTAGCGGTATACTCCTCTCCGGTCTTAGGATCGTACATTTTATGGGGATATGTAGCCTCCGTTAATCCAAAGAGATTTTTAAAAGTATTAGTTTTATTCAATGCGCCCATCTTTGTATTTATAAATTAATGTTTTTCTATATTTATTAAAAGAT